CTTCGGTCAGCAACAATGCCAGCATAATCAATACTCGTACAATTCACCAAAGTGGGATTTGCCAAAGTAACCGCTGTAGATGCTCCTCCCCAATGTACGCACAGGTAATAAACCCCTGCCGTAATCAAAGGAGACAGCACAATTGCCGTAGTAGTAACCGAAACACCAGGCATCGTTCCGTATTCGGTTCCTAACGTAGCCCCGAAAGGACTTCCATTGGAATAAGTAGTGTTAGCATAACGGAAATATAAACCCTGCAATGGATTGGTACTTGCCTTAGGTTTTAATAGTTCAGCCTCATAAGATACCCATACTTCTCCAATCACCGCGGCAGCTTGCATGCCGACTGTAGCCAATTGGAAATTACCCATATCAAATAGTCTTCCGTCATCATCAGCAGCTAAGTCACCATGCCTAATCGCTAATGTGCCATAAGGTCTGTCAGTTGTGGAACATTCAACCCCATGAATTACGTTGGCGCTAGGTTTGCCACTAGTAACTCCCATGGAATTTTCCATTTCTGACTTAGACCCATAATTGGCAGCCTCGATGTCGTAATTTGTACACATAATGACAGATCCCAGAGCCGTGTTAGTGCTACTCAATGAATCGCCACTATTTGAAACGAATACAAACAAACATCCTAGTATTCGATATTGTTGAAAATTAGCCGCCAAATCACTTCCCCAAGGGAAAGTAGTTGGTAGTCCTATGTTGATGGGAAAAGACGTTAGGGAAAATCCGACAGATCCTGAAACTTCACCCAAATATTCAGTATGAGTGAACCTTATGTTCCGGTCGGCATTGGTGCTTCGTCTAAATTTTGGTACGCCTGAAATTACCAAAGAATTTTTCTTAGCTCCATTAAAATGATAATCCCCCATGCCCATTACATTAGCAGCTTGATTACTCAACATTTTTCCCAATTCGGAACCCATTGGACCACCAAAATAACCACCAATATCTCCGGCAGCCTGGTTCATAAGGTTACGTGGGATTTTACTTTTCCTGAATCGTTGTATAGCTTGTCCAAACTTCCCATTTTTCTTCTTCTTCTTTGCACAAGGTACCAACTCAGGTAATGCTGCCCCGCTTTCATAAGCCATGACGTTGTATAACTTATGTGCACCAATACCCCAATTCAGATTTAAATAACTCAAACCTGAAAACAAAGAATGCCAAAACCAATGGGTATTAGTACCGTATTCAGTATCTTCTTCGGTACCGAAATCGGCGCCTGCTGACAAGGCTTCATACATTGAAGATACCCCAATCAATTTTTGAATTTCTTCATAAACGGGGGCAATTTCACAAATGAATTTTTTGCTAGGAGTCATTAGTAGGTTATCAAAATCAAACCCATCACAGCCATTTTCCATAGCAGCCAGCATATTTATCAACTCTCCAGACAAGAAATAAGGGCAGTCTTGGATGTCAATCGTTTCTTCAAGCCAACAATCAACAGCCATAACAACGTCCACCTCAACTTTGTACATTTCGGAAAATTGATAATAAGTATCCAAAGAAGGACGACAACAAATTCCTCCCTGAATACGATAAGGGTTCCATTGTGATGAATCATGTATTGCCCTGATTCCACGAGCTTCAGCAGTATTGGCTAAACCGCGTAAAATTGCCCCAACTATGGGGACATGTCCAGCCACACACATCAATCCCTTAACGGTACCATAAAGTCTACCCTTAAAATGTTTCTTTGAAGCTTTTGGGAAATTCATGCCCAATTTGGATAAAACTTTAAATGGTTTAGATCCATATCGACAAGAACCCTCAACCATCCAAAAATAGCCTGAACAATACTCACAATCATTCAAATTGTCCCTTATAACCTGCTTCATGTCCCTTCCTAAAGCAGTGTACATGCGTAAGGCCAATTCGTGGTCAGGGTTTCCGTAATGGAACGTTAAATTATCGTCTCCATTAAACACACCACTCCAATTGTCGTCAAACAGTGTGTACTGGTAGCAAAAGCAAAATTCAAGAACGGCAATGAAGGTGTTCCCGAACCCTGTTTGTAATGCTCCTGTTTCCCTACCAGATTCCTTAATCAATTCCAGACACCTATCAGCAGTATAACATCTACGTCTGAAGGCGCTAGTAATGATATGTTGATAAGCATCAGGTAATCCTCGGATCAATCTCTCAATCCAATAGAGCTCAACCAACATTTGGTGTGTCAAAACGGACCCATCAAAATTTGACGCATCCATTTCAACCGCTGATCCGCATGAACGAAATTCATCCGCAACCCATTCACCAACTGTGTCTGGATCAGCCCCAGACGTATAAAAACAATTGGTTTCTTTTCCCAACATTTTCTTAAAATATTCATTGATTTGGTCAAAATAAAAACTGAAATTGGCCGTGTACCAATAACTATAACTGAAAATCATACGCGGTTTAAAATTATCAGGATTTTTCCCAATATAAGCCTCTCCCTTGCAAAACATTTCACAATCTAAATCTTTTGGCTCAGGTTCAAGACCTATAAAAGGAATGTATTTCATGGCTTTCTTAGGACCATATTTACCTATTAAAAACGTTTCAAGTTGTGCATCAGTTGCTTGTTTCAACTCAAGAATCGGTAATGAGTCAATTATTTTTTTAGAATAATCTACAAACCAATTGCAAGTGTTTTCGTCAACTTGTCTTTCAGGTGACATGCGAATCCTAACAGCAGCGTTAACACTTTCAGCCCCACTATTAGGAATACATACCTCCG